ATTACACCATATTCATGAAGTAAGGTCATTAATGCTTCGCCAGATACTCCTTCAAAACACAAAAATAAATTATATGGTAGTCTATTATTATAAGAGCCAACAACAAAAAAATTTGGAACTAATCCTGATAGTGTTTGCACGAGATAATTTCGTTTTTCTGATGTACAGTGATCATAATTATAATGCTTTACAACGTATCCTAGAGTTAAGATGCCAAGTGTGTTCTCTGTTCCACCAAAAAGTCCATGTTCTTGTGAACCATATATAATAGGAGACAATTGAATATTATCCTTTTTATATAAAACCCCACACCCTTTTAAAGATCCTAATTTATGCGCAGAAAACCCTGCAATATCAATATCCAATTTCTTGACATCCAGTGGAATTTGACTAATAGATCCAGTACAATCAACATAAATTGTCCCGTTATAAAAATGGACTAAATCAATTATCTTTTTTACATATTGAATTGTTCCTATCTCGCTATTGGCATAGTCAATAACTACAAAACTTCTTTTATTATATATAGCTAACAATTCTTTCAAATCCATAAGATCAATAAATCCATGCGTATCTACTTTTAATGGAATAGCATTTCTAACTGTTTTTACATAATTTAAAATTGATTTATGTGCAATAGGAGAGTACAGAATAACACAGTCATTTTGGTCTTTATATCCTTTGACTGCTAACGCATTAGAAGCCGATCCTCCAGAAGTAAACAAAATATTACTTTCATCTGCATGAATAAAATCAGCAATATTTTTTCTTGCTTCGTTAATCTTGTTTCGAATATTTCTTCCTTCCTGATAAGCACTGGATGGATTATAATAATCGTCTAAAATAGATATAATATAATCTTTTGTCTCTTGATTTAATGGAGTAGTGGCAGCATTATCTAAATAAATTTTCATAGTCACACCTGCTAATCATAATATTCATTGTTGATGTAAAAATTTTTCAATGCTTCAAATAATTCCGGTGTCTTTCTATATTTCCAAACAGTTTTTCCGGTATCATCGACCTTTACGAATTCATAACGAATACCGTATTCTTTTAGATATTTATACTCGTCAACAAAAGAAGTCGCGTATTCTTTGTCAAACTTCATTTTTTCCTTTTATTCCTTCCTGATATATAAGCGTAAAAAATAGGGGTGCGTATAATTGATATATACGTACCCCTATAATTCTCATATATCAATCAACACTATTTTTATTCACTTTAGATTTTGGAACAATCTTTACAGCTTGTTCTCTTTTTTTAGTCGCAGTAACTTTTTTATCATTCTTATTATCAATAATTTCTGATACAAGTTTTTTGATATTTTCCTTGTAGGTAGAAACTTTTGATAAATCACACAATGATAGATTTGTAGCTGCTATTTCTTTACTTATTGCACCTTGAGCGTAATCGCTTACAGTTTCAAAAACATTTTTGCAATTTTCTGTATCAAACAGATTCATCCACATCGGGAGATTCTTGCTCGTAGGACAATATCCGCAATACTCATAAGCCTTACCACAAGTAAGGCATACTCTGTTATTTGCCATTTGTTTCTCCCTTCTGATTAGAATCAGTCTTCGTCGACCTCATCAGCATCGTAAACGCTATACAGAATCTTGTCATCTCCACAATATTCGATCTCTAGATCGCCTTTGAAATCCATGGTTGCAGTGTCAGCACTAACTGGAACAGTGGTTTCCGGGGATACCTGGAATGATGGCATTACAATATAATCTGCTTTTAGATCATTTTTCTTACATGGATTGTAGTATGTAGCTTTCATAATTGCGTATACAGATGTTGGGAATTTATCTGCTCTATTGTGGATTACGGCACCTGTCTCTACTTCACGATCATAACGAATAAAGAACATTTCTGCGTCTTCATCTAGTGGAAGAGTTAGTACAGCACCTTCTTTCGCAATAGAAAATTTATCTGCAGCAGCAGTCGTATCCATAGTATATGTTTTTCCAATAGAACCATCGCCAAAATACTGAGCTACTTTTACAGAACCTTCTACATATCCGGTAATCGTAACGGTTTTAACACCATTTTTAACATGCATCAGTCTTGGCATTTTAACTTTACCACTTTTGGATGCGAAGATTGGCTGAGATCCAGAAGATGCAGCAATGATATTGGTGTTAACAAAAGCATTTGTTGCAGAAAAAGTACCTGCTTTAGACTTCCAAATCTTCTTTACAAGATTACCATTTTTATCGGTAACATCTGTAGATTCAGCAGTGATTTCAATATTTGCATCACTTAATTGAGTGAGTACATATTGTGGAATACCAGTACCTTTATCTTCTGCATAAAAGTATAGAATCTCTTTATAGATTTTGTCACCTAATTTAAAACTCATTTGTTTTTCCTCCTTAAAATTTTGTATAAAAAAATCATGCAGATCCTTTAAGATCTCGCATGAAATTAAATTCATTTTTTGGAATTTTTGATGTATCAACAAATCCAGAATAACTGCCATTAATGACAGCATGTGTTGATTCATAAATTTGAAGTCTTTGTACACTATCATAGAATTCCACAATTCCAACATTGCGTAGTTCATTCTTTTTATATTTCGATCCAGGGTGATTCAGATAGAAAGAAATCATGGATAATAGACTTGGTGATTTTAAAGAACTGTCTCTTTTCATCGCCAGCAAATTCTGTTTGTCTCTATTAATGAGATCTCTTTTGAGAGTCTTACTAGAAGTAAATTCCTCTTCTGGCGGAAATGTATGAAACATATATTGAATATATTTACACATTTTAATTCGTGTTGGTTCGTCAATCTTTATGTCTTGAATAGGATTATATAAAATAACACTTTCTTTTCCATCTTTTTCCTCGGTAAAGAAAGAAAAACCATGAAAATCAATGTCACCAAACATCAGTTTTGAATATTCCAAATCAATACTTTTGATTAAAATGGAAAACAATTGCTGATTTGTGATATCATTCCAGTCAATTCCATTGTTCCAAAGTTGTAAACGACATTTTGTTGTATTTGAAATAAATGGATAAATAACAGATTGTATATTTTCTTCTCCGTATGTTATATAGTCTTGAATTGATGGCTGATGAATTGTGATTTTATCATTCACTACATAATCATCTCCAAAATATAGTTGAAGAGGATTAAAATCTAAATATTCTTCTTCTTTATTTTCTTCATTTGCTATCTGTGCTTCAATTGCACTTTGTACAAGATCATTATTCGCAAACCCCATAATTTACCACCTTTTATTACTATAGAAGGATTTACCATTCTCTGTTTTTGTAATATTGTTTGGTGTAATAATTTGATATTGCAAAGTACGCACAAGATAATTATTATCCATCGTTGATTCTTTATCCAAAGATGGAATCGGATTTTCAACCTCAGTTCCAATCCATGCAAATCTATCTCGCAATATTGCAGCAATTAGATCATGTCTTGGTAAACCAGTAAGATCATCTATAACATCTTTTTCATGGATAAATATTGTAAAAGTAAGAAGAAGTGTTTTTACAGAATTATTATATCTTGCTAAGTCACTAAAACTTGTTTGATAACATACATAATTCCTAGAATCTGTTTCTGTTTCTGGGAAAAATATGTATGGACGGATATGGGCATTTTCACCAAAATAACGATCCCACTCACCCAATGGTTCTCCATCTGCATCAACGTTTAAATTTCCATCATCGTCAAATAATTCGGATTCCAACTCTGCATCATGAATTGCATACAGTAATTCTGGACAGTGTAATAATATTTGATATACTTGATTTTTGATACGAATATTATCATCATCTGGATTATGTGTATATGCGCGTAATTTATTAAGCATATCATCTTTTGTATGAAAGGAGTATTCATTTATTTTATTCATTCAGATACCCCCTATACAGTAATTTCAAAATTTTCAGCTACTCGAATAATGTTATTATTTAAAGAAACATCACATGATATTAATAATAATTTCCCTAAATAATTTCGATCGTTGATAAATTTCATTTTAATTTGATTATATTTACAACCAGATTTTGACCACGATACATAATCAGATAATTCATTATTTTCTACGGAGCATTTCCAAGTAAATTCTCCGCCTTTATATTGATCAGATATGTCATTGTGATCCTCGTCTAGTATTTTTATAGTAAACAATTTATAACTGCCACCAACTTTTACATTGGTAGAAGATGCTATAATTTTTTTATTTATACCGGCAATTTCTCCAGGTGTTGATGGTTCGACTGGGATAACAGACGAATCATAATAATCAGCATACATACCAATAATCTTGCCATTTTCGTCACGTTCAATATAATCTCTATGTTCATCCCAAAAATCTTGATAAATTGTAAGTTTTTGGATTCCGACAGGTTTTGTGTTTTCTATTTTTGTTACAGACCATGCCAAAGGATGTTCTGTTGGCGCGCTAATAATAAGACGCATTGTTTTACTAACGTCATCGTTGTACCAAAACTTTTCTGTGATCGGATTTAATGGGAACCAAATTTTATCCTGGTTGTCTGGGTGGGCAAAGTAGTGGTCTCTGTATTTTCCAGTTGTGTACGAATTCTGGTTTCGAAGCACACCCCACATTTTCCGCTTAATTCTGTTTTGACCAGTTTTTTCAATCCATGTCAAATTATAATCACATGGAAGAATTAAATACTTTCGAAATTGGTTTGCAATTTCTCTTCCAACAATTAACCATTTATGATAAATTTTATTATCATCTGGGATATCGACGAATAACCCAATCGGAAAATCGGCTAGATACCGTTCGTGATAATCTGTTTCATAATAATACAAATCATCATTCTCGGAAAAAGAATATTTTTGAGACGGACGAAATTGTAGATAATAAGGAACCTGATCCTTA